GGCTTAGCCAAGACGATAGTACCAGGGGCGGCTATACCAACATCAACAACATACTTATTCAGGTCTCCAGCGAAAGTAACAACATCACCCGCTAATACTGTGCCTGAGCCAGTATCCAGAACGATAGAGGTGTCACCAACAGAGAAAGTACCATCTGTAATGTAACCAGTACCAGTGCCTTTAGTTGCCGGGCCTATCTGTGCTGATTCACGAATCGCCATGCCATGAACGTCAAGTAATACACCTTGGCGTAATAGACTGGCATCTGCTGCTTCATTTGCTTTGGTAAGCTGTGTTAGCGTTCGCATTTTAGCGCCCGAAGTGGTGTCGATCACTAAGTTCATATCACTGATAGGTGCGCCGTTATCAACTAAAATTTTACGGACGTTTGCGGTATCCGACAAATCAGAGGCAAAAGGAGTTATACCAGCAGTACCAAAAGCACGTGATGCGTTCAATCTAGCAACCAGAGCCAGATCCGCTTCCATTTCATTTGTTAAGGTGCGCATTGCTTGTGCTATTTGGTCTGTGCGAATATTACTATAACCAGCACCGGAATTTACACCGCGCTGTTCTTCACCATTCCAGCGGAAAGGTACACCGCGAGATTTACTGATTGTAATTTGTTTGTTGCCGATATTCTGATCGCCATCATCCGGGGCAGTTACGCCTGGAGTAATGTCTGAAGCAGTGGATGCCGGGGTAACATGACTTATCACGTTTTGACCAACTGCCGCGCGTTCTACGCCTGAATCAAGGGTTACGGATGGAATGAAGCCGACTAGCTCGCGACTTACTACGTCCAGAGCTTCATATAAGTCTGGTGTTAGATCTGTTAATGTATTAGCCATAATTTTAGTGCCTTTTTAGTGAAAATTAATCTGTGGTTGTTCCGCCTGATTTAACGAACTCCATTTTTTTCTTGGGATTCATCGCTTCAAACTCGCCTCGTGTTATTACTTTGTCGGCAGCACTACCACCTTTATTTCCACCAGTAGCACCGCCACCAGATGATTGATTCCCTTTTAACAGTGATAAATACCGGCTGTTATTCTGGAATTCAGTTTTTAAATCTTCTATCGTTGAAACTGTTAATTGACCGTTACTATCTAATATTTTAAGCCCATCTTCTGTACTTTTCAACCTGGGGCTAATGAAGGTACTTAATAACTCGGCGTTTGTGCCGTCTGCTAATTCACTTGCTAATAGCATTGCCGCGCCTTTTTGTTTCTCGGATGCTATGCCGCTTCTCAATGAGTTTAACTCACCTTGCAATCCGTCATTGGCTTTTTGGCTGGATGCTAGCAGTTGCTCAAAGTCACCATCTTTTAATGCCTTAGCCTTTGCTGCCTCATCTGCTGCCGTGACTGCATCTCGCCGCTTTGTCTTGGCTAATTTAGTTTCAGTTAGCAATTCATCCATTTTACTTTTCATGCTGGTGTTTTGGCTTTTCGATTCCGCCAACTGAGTTGTTAACTCTTCAATAGTTGGGCCACCGCCACCACTTTGATCACCACCGCCTTCCTCATCCCTAAATACACGCTTTGCTCTTAAACCTATAAACATTTTTATATCCTTTGATCACAAATCAACACAGCCACCGACTGATAGATATATTTTAACACTTATTGACTTATTATAAATACCCGCTAATATCGGGTTACTATAATGAACTGCCGGAGAAAACAAATGAATGTGAAATTACTTGAGTCTCTACTGAAGGCCGATGAGGCGCTTAATTATGGATGGTATGATTACGGCATAATGGGTGAACACGGAGTTTCTAGCGACAACATACTTAACATATTAATCAAGGAGGGCTACGGTTTTAACGAGGACTCCAAGCCTGACTTGGTTGATATAATAAAGTCAATATCAAAAAGTAATGGTAAATCGTATGCTGCTAGGGTTTTTGCTCTTGAGGCTATATCATGCGATTTGAGTGCTGTTGCTTCTAAACTAGGAATCTTAGTTAATGAATAAAATCACACTGTTAATACATAACAAAGGCTGGACGCTTAAGCGATTCCTTGAAAAGATTGGCCGCAAAACTGATTGGTATTATGAACACAGTAACGGCGGTAAGGATTACGATTTTTTAATATTGGCAATTGATGGGTTGGAGGTTAGGCTATGAGTCAGACATTATTAATGGACAATGATCACGCAATAGAGGTTGGAGACCTGATATCCTTTCATTGCACAAAATTAATGAAAGTTAAAAATAGGTTTAAATCTAAAAGGAAGTTTCAACTAGTTAGTTGTAAAAAACAGTTTAAAGTTACTGTTACGGTTGGCGGCGGGGTGATTTATGAAAACAGATATTGAAATGAAAGCTATGGCGTATGATGCGTTTATAGAGTCGCAAAAGGATAAATCAATCTGCAATATAAGCGCGTATGAAGGAGGTGTTAAAGGTGCATCAATATCTTTAGAGTCAACATATAACGCTGTAAAGTGGGCTGAGACATTAAAGGATAAAAAGAACTTACCTCGGGTTAAATGTAAGGGTAATGCTTTATATTTGCCAGATGGAGGAAGCGTTGATGTTATGGCGAATCTTTTAGGCCCAAACGATACGCTGCATGTTAATCGTAGGTGCTATTAACCAGTTAAATCTCAATATTAGCATCTTGGAAGGCTATCGGGTTAAGCGCCCGTAGTTGTTCCAGTGTATAATTCCGGCCTGTTTCATCTCTGAATCGTTGGATCTCTAAATCGCCGAGCCTAAACAGCTTGGCTTTTTCTAATCCATCTGGGAATTGTGAGAAATATTCATCTTGAAATCCTGCCGACTGACTTCTAAGCCATCCGTCAAATCCAGTGCGGCCAGATAAAGTTTTCTTTTTATCACCGTCTGATTTACGTCTTGCTGCTTGGCTTACTGATTGAAATTCTTCTTTTAACACTGGGGTTCTGAGGCTCCGGCAATTCCAATGCGCGGGTGGGTACGGCCCCTTCCCTACCGGATAAATAGTGCCATCTCTGCCGCCGCATATTAAAGTTGTACGGGAATCGAGCGTGGCAACCCACTCTTCACCCTGAAATAAATTCTTGTGCGCATCAACAACAACTTTGCGGGCCTGACTTGCTGCATGGTTGGTTAAAGTCCTGACTAATGCATCAACTTGCTGCTTCGGCCTTTTGGTAGCTATTGATCTAATCTTTTTGGCCGTCTCTGGTACTGTCTCGCCTAATAAAGCAGAGTCGGTTATAACTTGCCTTATCTCTAATGTTCGAGCCTCTGCAAACTGCTCCAGAGCTTCTTGCATGGTTAAATCAGACGGGCCAACGGGTACGCTCAATGCGTTATTTGCTAAAGCTCTTTGTATCGCGGGTAAATCAGGAATTCTAAAAGGTACTTGACTGTTATTATTGAATACGCCAACTGCAAACTCAGACTCATCAACGGCAAAGTCTAAAACATCTTGATTTATCTCCTGGCTCATTTCCCTGAAGCCTAAGTTTAAGATCCGGTTTAGGTCGTCTGCTATTCTTGCCAATCTAACCTGATTAGGCTCCCTAACCATTCTTGCGGCTATTCTTGCGTAAAGCGCCGCTATCTCTTTGCCGTACTTAATAGCAAGGCTTGATGCGAACCTCTGATTTAACACCTGTTTACGTGTGAGTGCGTCTTCTACCGACATTAAAAGCCATTACCCGATTGATTACCTATTGGGTTTGTGTCCCTAATATCATCGTCAATATTTTGGTCTGTTCTATCTGCGTCAATCTCGCCAACGTCACGAAGATGCGCGCGCATATCATGGGTAGCAATAACGCCCCGATCTAATAATTGGATCTTAGCAATAAGCAATTGCGGATCTATTTTGGCATCGTAAAACTCTCGATTAAGGCTAACTTCATTCTCACCAGTTCCGCCCGCAAACTCCATGGCCCAAGATAGTGATTTTAAGATGCCCTTCTCAACATTGCTGACCAAAGTACCAAGTTTAGAGTTTTGGCCAGAGAATCTAATTTTAGCAGCTTCCGCCGTTTCAACTCCGCTACCATCGGTTATAATCTTGGCCCCGGTTTGCACCATTTGCTTCTCTTTCATCTCCATGCCTCTAGCTGGCATTTGGTTTTCATTAGCTTGGAGTAGCATTGCGTTAGCGTCTGCCGGGAGCATGATTCCACCCCTTGAACCTAACTCAATTGTGTTACCTAAAACATCCTTAACCCACGATTCAGTAAGCCCGGTTAATACAGGGGTAGGCTGACCGACTAAAAAGCTTGACTCCTCAAAGTCGGCACTGTTCCGGTAATGGGCAATATTTATTTCTGCCAAGTCATAAAGAAGGGGTTTATCTGGTTTGATATTATTATCAATTGAGCCAATGACTTCAAACGGTATCTCTGACCACGTTGAACCATCGCTCTTTGTCGGGATTATGTCGGTTTCGCCGTCTTCGTTTACCGCCAGTAATTTATCATCCTCATCATATAATCGCTGAACATAAACAAGCTTTCCAGTATCTTCGCTATGCTCCAGGGATAACGCTCTGTGATAAACAACCTCGTCAGATCCAAAACCATCCTCAGAAACCTTTTCAATAGGTTCAGCCAGGACAACCAGTACCTTCATTGTTTTGCCGTTGACGGTTTTTTCACGCCAATTAACTATTGACTCAGCAGGATAGGTCTTTATTACTGGCATAATGCCATCAGTTTGATCTCTGCTTAATCCCTTCTCCATAATTGGGAATTCAGTCAGTAAACCATACCTACCTGTTTCCATACCTTCAGATAGTGCCCTTTGCGCCAACTCCTGAATAGATAACCCGCCACCGTCTACGTTTTCTATCATACCCTCAATAGATGCGTCTAACTCAAACACGGAAGGCTTGCGGTTAATCATACCCATAAAGCCATCTTTAGTATGCC